TGGTCAGGCTCCTGTAACTACACTAGACCAAACCAACCCGGAAGTTGCGATTGCTTATGATACACTGTTACAGGTGTCCCGAGAGGTACAATCAGAGGGCTGGACTTTCAACAAGGAGTATCACTACGAGTTTAACAAAGATAACAACAACGAAGTTCTTATACCAAATAATGTTATACAAATAAAACTTACAGAAAACGCACAAAACTCACCTTACCATGCTGTACGTAGAAATGGTAAATTATATGACAGACAGAATCACAGATATACATGGGAGTACAGCCCTATAGAATGTGATGTAATATGGGAGTTTGACTTTATAGACTTACCAGAACCCATACAAAACTACATCAAAGCCAGAGCAGCTACTCTTGTGTCTGGTAGAATAGTAGGAGACGATGATCAGTATACACGTCTCAAAGCACAAGAAGTAGAAATGAGAGCTATCGCTACAGAGTATGAAACTAGCCAAGGGCAGTTTACTATGTTCGGTCATCCACAAGATGCTCAAAACTTCTACCAAAGCTATCAACCATTTCATGCTTTACAACGATAATGCCAGCAGTTACTCAGCGAGTTGACAACTATCTTGGTGGAGTATCTAGACAATCTGATGACAAGAAACTTCCCGGTCAAGTCGAGGAGTGCATCAATGGCTATCCTGATCCAACCTTTGGTCTTACAAAAAGACCGGGGTTTCAATGGATAGGTAATTTAGGTACAGGCACTACATACGACAACTCTAAATGGTTCTTTATATCTAGAACCGATGATGAAAAATATATAGGCTGTATTACACCAGTGCCTACTGGACAGTCTCAGGGAGCTATTGCAATCTGGAACGCTGTAACCTTTGCCGCATGTACTATTACGTACGGTACAGGGGCACAGGCGTACCTTACAGGAACACGTACAGACTACGACATATTAACTATACAAGATAAATCTATAGTTACAAACAAAACTAAAATAGTAGCTAAAAATGCTGACCCTACATTTAACGCTAATAGACAGGGTACAATTAAAATTACAGGTACTTCAGTCGATACTACATATAATGTAAGTGTAGCTGGACAAGCTATATCTGCATACACATCAGGTAATACTACTACATACGATCAGGTTTTAACAGAATTAAAAAGTCGTATTGATGGTTTAAACATATCAGGTCTAACAACAACGAGACTAAAAGATAGTATACGTTTAACACGTAACGCATCGTTTACACTTACAGGTAGTGCTGGACCATTTAATAACCAGATGACTGTATTCCAAGATCAAGTTACAACATTAGACGAGCTACCTAGTGAAACAGTACATAACCATATAGTTAAAGTTGTTAATGCTGGAGCACTTACATCATCATACTTCTTAAAATATGTAGCAAACAATGGTACATCTGGACCGGGTTTCTTTGAGGAAACATTAGACCCAAGTAAATCTACAGGTCTAAATAATGCTACTATGCCACACGAGTTAGTTAATACAAGTGTTAACAACTTTACGTTTCAACGTATAACTTATGATGCTAGAGCTGTAGGTGATGATGAGACTAACTCTCACCCATCATTTGTAGGACAGAAGATAACTCAGTGTTTCTTTCACAACAACAGACTAGGTTTCTTATCTGGTGACACAGTATCTATGAGTCAGTCAGCTAAGTTTTTTAACTTCTATCATACATCTGCACAGACTGTTACAGACGCAGATCCTATAGATTTAAGTGCTAGTACAGTTAAACCAGTTGCACTTCATAGTGTGCTACCATCTACTCAAGGTTTAGTACTATTTAGTGCTAACCAACAGTTTCTTATGGGAGCAGCTGACGGTATACTCACGCCATCTAAAACAGTTATACGAAGAATAGCTAACTATGAAATGGATACGCTTATCGACCCTGTTGACACTGGTACTACAATTAACTTTATCAGTAAGACACCTAGTTATACTAGAGTCTTCGCTATGGTCACACGTGGAGAAAACGAAAACCCACAGGTAGCTGATATAGGTAGAGTGGTAAGTGAGTGGATTCCGTCTACAATGGATACACTTATTGCTAGTGCACAGAACCAGTTTATTGCTTTTTCTGGTCAGACTAGTAGATACATATACTTTTTCAGACAGTATGCAGAAGGTAAAGATATACAATTACAGACATGGTTTAACTGGCTTGCACCCGGTAATGTACAAACTATAGCAGTAGATTCTGATGAATTTTTTGCTGTAACAAAACAAGGCGGACAGTTTACATTAAGCAAAGCTAGCTTGAGTCAAAGTCCAGAAGATGCTATTATTGTTAACAACGATGGACAGAGACTAAATCCATGTATAGATCTATATGCTACAGCTAGTTCTGTTACATTTGACACAGCTGGTAACTTTAGTAAATGTTTTATACCATACAACGATGCTACTAACTTGACACCTGTACTAATAATTAAAGGTACTACAGCTACAGGTCAGTTCATTGAATCTGGATTTACTATATCTCCAGAACGTGTAGTAGAAAGTGGTAATACATATTTTAAAGTACCATTTAAAAACTTAACAAGTATAGCTAGTGATGTTATAGTAGGATATAAATATGACTTTGATGTTATACTACCTAAGACTTACTACAAGATTGATGATGATATGAAAATTAGTGACTTTACTGCTAATCTTACAGTAGCTCGTATGAAGTTTGCTGTAGGTTTGTCAGGAGTTATGGGTTTTAAACTTAAGTCTAAAGGCATACGTCAAGGTAAAAAAGAATATACAGGTGATGGATCTACTACAGTATTTCAGTGGATTAACGATGATATAAATTACATAGATGATAACCAGATTAAAGTTAAATTAGATAACGTAGTAACTACAGCGTTTACAGTTGACAGAACTGGTGCATTACCTAAGATTACATTTAGCTCTGCACCCGGTAACAATGTTAAGATACTTATATATCTTGATGAGTGGTATAACTTAAATCCTGTTGTTACGGCTGATAACTATTTAGCTAATGATATACCTGTATCAGATCATACTATATTCTCATTACCTATACATCAAAAAACAGATAACTTTACACTACGATTATTTAACGATTCACCGTTCCCAGTCTCTCTAAACTCTATGATGTGGGAAGGAATATACTCACCTAGATTTTACAGGAGGACTTAATGTCAATAATAGGAGCTGTAGTTGGTGGAGCTATAGGACTGTATGGAGCAAAGAAAAGTTCCGATGCAGCCAAAGACGCTCAACGAGCTAACAACGCAGCAACAGAAGCTCAGTATAAATATAACGTACAGAAATGGAACATGGACAAGCAGAAAATGCTGTCTGACCGTGAATTTAAAGTACGAGAAATAGAAAAAAGAGCTGAACAAGAAGGACAGCTAGCTGCTTATAAAGATGCAGCAGCTGCAAGGCAATATAATTATCAATTACAGATACGTGACCAGCAGCAAGATACAAACGAACGTATGTATGCTAAGTCTAACGCCATTTTTCAAGATCAATTAGGTCTTAATATTTTACAAGAGAAACAGGCTAGACATGAAGAACGTCAGCAATTAGCAGAAATACAAGCTGAAAAAAGATACGAACAGAATACAGCCTATATTGATGGGTTACTTGCTGAAGGCGAAATACGTGCAAGAGGGCAGTCAGGTAGATCAGTAGACAAAGCTCGAAGTGTACAAACACTGAAAACAGCAACAGCTTTGGCTTTATTAGATTTATCTTTAGATAATGCAACAGCTGCGTCTCAAAATGCAATCAATAATATTAGAACAAGTAGAACAGTAGCTGACCTAAATGCTTTCGCAAGCAAGATGTTAGATCCCGGTGTATTACCAGATCCCATCGCACCGCTACCTACACCACAGACTGAGTTTATGTACCCACGGGTATATCAAGACTATGACTTTGGACCTGAGCCAGTTAAAGGAGCAATGATTTCTCCATCATCGGCAGCAGCGTCAGTGTGGGGTACAAGTTTAACTAGCCTTGCAACAGCAGCAGGTAATATAGCTACAGCAGTAACTCCAACCTTATTCGGATAAATGGTAAGAAGAACAGAAAAGCCACAACGCTACGGCAAGGGTGGTAGGTTCGGTGGTCAACAAATCTCCAGAGCTGGCATAAGTGCCATAGAACAGCGAGGGAGAATCACCACTGAAGCACTCAAAGAGTCAGCTCGCCAACAGCGTGAAGTTGACAACATGCAGATAAAAGGTTTTGAAAAGCGAAACAAATTACAGCAAGACAACGCTAAAGAGCTATATACTTTAGAGGTTGATGCACCTTACAAAGCCCGCATGAACGCATTAAAGACTAATGCAGAAACTGAAGTAAAGAGTCTACAACGTGAAGAAGCGGAACTAAGAAGACTGTCTGGAGTATGGGCTAAACTTAGTCCATCTTTAGCTAAATCTTTTGGAGACGCTACAACCAACATTCAAAATCTAATACGAACTAATGAAGCTGTTGACCAGTTTAACGACTATATGTCCGACGGCACATTAGATAAGATACTTTATACTTATGATAGAATAGGTAAAAAATCTAAAGCATTAAATGATGTTGCTGAGACTCAAGCTAAAGCGGTAGATGAAGCAGTCAAAACTGGTGAACCAGAGAAAAAACAGGAAGTTGATTTCTTAAATCAAGTTATTAAAACTCGCAATCCAGTTCTTAAAAAATTACTTGCAAAACATGTAGAAGATAACTTTGATAGTATTATACAAGATAGGTTACGCTTGTATGAAAATAATATTGATAAGTATACGGCTACAAAGTTTTACCAACAGCAAGGTGCTCAGATACTACAGCAACTTGGTATTAAAACAGACTCAGCTGAAGGTTTAAAAATATTAAAATTATTTACTGATAAAGGTTTTAGCAAAGAGAATCAACTATCTCTTGAACAACAGCATATAGAAGGCACTGAGGTTATTAACAATGGTTTAGATCAGATCGAAGCCTATGTTAAAGGTGGTGACTATGCTAATGCTAATTCTCAGTGGAAAATTATACAGAACAATATTAACGCATTGCCTGTTAAAGATGCTCAAGGTGTATACAGTAGAAAGTTAAGTGTTAACAGATCTGAAGAATTTATTAGTTGGGCAGAAGATCAGGTATCAGATGCTAGATTTTTAAACAAAGGAGAAGCAGGGTTTTTACATGCTCAAAAGATTCTATTAGGCATTGACGAAAACAATGAACACGGATACGAAATTGTAGGTGCTACAGGTAATAAAAAAGCCAAACATAATAGAATTGTAGGTAAGCAACCTAATCATTTAATCAGGCTTCGTAATGCATGGGAAGCCGCAGACTCAGCTAATTCTAAAAATGTCGAATATGTAAATGATCGTAGGCTACAATCTGAAGCAATCGTATATAAAGATAGAATCAATACTAAGTATGAAGATGGTAGTTCTTACTATGTAACTAAAGACGGAGTAGTCAAAAACGAGTTTTGGTCTGACTGGAGTAAAGCTAACGGTAATAAATACGCTAGACAGTATATGGCTGGTATGATAGGTTTTGCTGATGGTGATGTAGATACTAACACACTTAACTCAAACTTAGTTCAAGCTTTAAGACAGGGTAGAGACTTAGAAGCTTATATGATATGGGCTTCATCTTACTCTGACGAGAAACAGAACATTGGATTTATAACTAAAGGTATACAGGAGCTAGCTTCAAGCTATGGTGTTGAACCAAACAAGCTTGATAATATATTAGCAGATCAGATGAAATCTACTGTTAATAAAGTTATGGAAGCTGACTCACTTGACTCAGTTTTAGATCCATCTGGACAGCATAAGGCTAGACAGATAGCTGGTGCATTTATTTACTTATATAACAGTCCAGAAAATACTGGTACAACAGTTGCAGAAAAGAAAAGCTTTGCTAGAGCAGCACTTAATGAGCTGCTTGGTATAAGTAATAAAACTGGTGAAGTTATAAAGTTTGATCAAAATGGCTATCGTGGTAGTGGTGAGTTTAGGCAAAAACGTACAAAGTCAGGAAACGTTATTTTTGTTAGAGACGCTGGTGTAACATATAAAGGCACAACATCTATTGAAATCAACGATGCTTTAACTACTAGATTTGGTGGCGACTTAAAAGGTGATACAAAGAGAGAAGCTTTGAAAACATTAATTAGTGACCAGATGAAAAATGAAAAGATCGATGATATGGATTTTTATAATTTTTTAAATAATAAACCACATAATGATAGTTTTTTAAATCACGTTGAAAAAGATTTATTAGGTAACATACCTCCTAATGAATTTAAGAATGAAATAAAAGAAAGTTATAGTGAACTAGCTAGTAATGTTTTAGGTAAAGCTTCTAACCCACAGAATAAAAAATCTCAGGACAAGGCACTGCAATGGGGTGCTGCTGAATGGTGTAAAGATCACTTAGGAGAGAATGCTAGTGATGTCTATGGTAAAAATTTAGACAGACAGGCTTTTGCTGTATGTATGCAAAGTTTAAAATCTCAAGCAGAAGCACAGAATGTACCGTTATATCAACTTGTAATAAACCCCGATCTATTTAACAGACTTGTAAGACCATGAATGAAGAAGAACAAATAGCTAGCACGGGGTTTATGAATACTGACCCTTATCCTGATGAGGAGAAGCTAGAACTTAAAGAAGGTAAACCTGTGTTTGCTGCTCCTTTTGGATATAGATTTGGTAATAGCTCTGTAGACTTAAATGTCAAAGAGAATCACGATACCATGAAGGATGAGTATAACACATACTGGAAGTTACCAAGAGGAGAAGAAAGAGATAAAGCACAAGAAGAGTTTAACCAAAAATACTTTGGTATGTCTACTCAAGAAGTAAGAGATAACCAACGTAAAGTTAATCTAGATGCTAACAATCCAATCAAAAGATTAGATAATACATTTCAAGGTTTATCAGTTTATGGTCTAGGTTTAACTGACTTTGCATTTGATGCAGCTGGTACTCTAATACCCGGCATGGATAGGGTAGACGACTGGTGGGATAAGAAAACAAAATTAGATAATCCTACTCACACTGCTATCAGAAGATTGTCTTCTTTAGTTATACCCGGTATACTAGGCGGTAACGCTGTACAAGGACAGATTAATGCAAAGTTTGCTGGCGGTGCATTACTTAGTAAGCCATGGTTTCAAAAACTATTAGCTACTGGTTCTGCTCATGGTGTATTAGATATGGGTATTACATATCTGAATGATATATCTGAAGAGCAGACTATGACTGATGATTTAAGTCAGATGTTTCCTAAGACATTCGGACCCGGTGGTAGATTACCTTTAATTGACTTTTTTAGGACTAACGATAGTGATGGTTTACAAATGCGTAAACTTAAAAACACATTAGAAGCTGCACCATTTGCAGCATTTGGTAGTGTGATAGGTGGTTATTCTGATTTATCAAAAGGTAAAAAAGTCTTAGACTGGATGGAACCTTTAGATGATGCAGCAAAAGCATACAAACAAGTAAACATAGAGTTTGGTGATGACACAGATCTTATATTACGTCTACAAGAAATAGATGAATTACTATCTCTAGGTACTGATAATATGAGTAGAGCTACTCAAGATCTACTTATTAATGAAAAGCTAGAACTTGAAGATCTCATAGGTCGCAACAAAAATATGGACGATGTTGCACGTAGAGAAGAAGCTATGAGAACTGTAGAAACAGAGGCTGCTATCGAAAACAAACTTAATCCAGACTACGATCAGTTAGAACTAGATATAAATGTAGATGGATTAGATCCAGACTTAAACTCTAATATTCTTGACGATGCTGCTAAAGCTAAACAAAGTGTACCTCCCGGAAACGTAGCTAAAAATATGGCAGATACAACTGCTATTAAAAATGGTAGTGACTTTTCAACTGGTGACCCTGCACCTATTATTACAGACTCTATGAGACGTAAAGGTCTTATGGTAGGTCCTACATCACGTGGTGCTGTTATGGGTGTAGCAGAAGAAGCTAGGGATGCTGGTAGATTTAATGCTATTGTAGATGGTATTAGATATACAAATAAAGAAATGAACGCAGCTGCTTGGGGTATATTCAATGATATTATATCAGTGCCTACAGTAGATGACTTACGTGATTTGTTTTCAACTACTAAAGATGTTAAAAACTTACTTGGTGGTCTATATAGAGTAGAGTATGCACCAGAAGATACAATACGTGCTACAGCATTTGCAATTAAATACCTGTTTGATAGATTCTTAGGTAGACCTATTGCTGAATCATCTGCTAGAGTTATGGATACACTAGGTAGAGAAGTAGATACGTTAGCTGGTGCGTTAGATGAAATGGCTCCAGAAATTGATCGTAACCGTGCTATGGATTTGATCATAGGTAAGCTAGAATTTTTACTAGATGAGTATGCACTAAACAAGTATATATCAGGTTGGCAGTTACGTAACAAAAACTGGTTTGACCAGACTCCTCCAGCTAGTATAAGGGAAGCTGTCGAAACATTAACAGAAGAGTTTACAGAAGTAGAAAATAGTTTACATGCTAAGAACAGAGCATTTACTAAGGAACTAAAAAGATTAAAGAAAGAAAATCCAGTAGTATTAAAGCCTTTACTTGATGCTTTCTCACACACTAATGGTGATGTAGATAGTCAAGTTAAGTTAATGAAATGGGCAGCAAATCAGATCACACCTCTAGGTTTGTTAAGAAGTCCTGATCCTGAGAATATGAACTTGTTTGCTAAAGCTGTATGGGCTGTACGTTATAACAATATGTTGTCAGGTATATCTGCATTTAATGCTGGATTAGGTAACAGTTTACAATTACTTACAAAGTCATTAACAGTAGCATATGGACATGCTTTAACAATACCTTTTACACCAGTAGCAGGTTTTAATGGATTAAAACGTGCATTCTATTATAATTCTGCATTATACGAAACTAACAAGCGAGCTATTACAGACGCTTATCGTATGATGAAGAAGATGAATAATGATCCACAAGCTATGCTATCCGCAGCTCGTAAAGATTATGTCTTTAAAACTGACAAAGCATGGAACATCATGGAGGATATGATTCCAGTCTACGAAGCAACAGGTAACTGGGGTAGAGCGTATCAATTTAAAGTAGCATCTAATTTAAAGCAATTAGCTGGTATGAAATCTATGCGTTATGGTATGACTGGTATGGTATTTCCAGATGTATTTACAGCATCACATACTGCTACACATATATCACGGTTAAATGCGTACACAGATGTTTTAGAAGATCAAGGTTGGCCGAACATGAAAATGCTTAAAGAGGCGGAGCTTGAGAACTACTCTAAGTATTTTGATGAGAATGGATTAATTAAGAATGATGTAGTTAAAGCATTGACAGGTGATATTGCACTTAACACAGATGATGCTTTATCTAACTATCTAACTAAAGCAACTACTGCATTTCCTATACTAAAAGAAGTTATGGCTTTCCCACGGACAGCTTCTAACTACATGAAAATAGGTTTATCTTATACTCCTGTGTCAGCTATACCGGGTATGAATAAGTTTTCTAAGACTATATATGCAGTCTCAGAATCTGATATAGCTGAAGCTCTACTAGAGCACGGTATTGATATGTCAAAAACTCCTAATGCTCGTGTTTTATTTGAAGACTTACGTGCTGAATATTTAGGTAGACAAGCTCTAGCTAATACTATAGTAGCTACATTATATGGATATGCTTTAGGTGGCAATATACGTGGTAATCTACACTACAATCAAAAGACAAGAAAAGATCAGATGGATCAAGGTCTAGAAGCTAAAACTATCTGGGTTCCCGGTCTAAACAAGTGGGTAAGTTATAAAGGCTGGATAGGTATAGAACATGTACTTGCACCTTTAGCTGACTTAGCTATGTATATGGATGATGCTGACGAACACGTTATCGAAAGCTGGCAGTCAAAACTAGCTTGGACTGTAGGTGCTACATTCTTAAATGATACACCATTATATGGTCTAGAAAAAGTATTTGATATACTTAATGGTAATGAACGTGCTTTCTCACAGTTTATAGCTAGTGCAGCTAGCTCAATGGTTCCTTTAAGTGGTGCTTTAAATGTCATAGCAAATGCAATCCATCAAGCACAACGTAACATTGAAACTGATATTGGTGAGTTCTTTAAGAATAGGCTACCCGGTCTAAAAGGTACAGTTCCTACTTCAATTAATCCTATAGATGGATTACCAATTAGAGACGCTGCTAACCCAATACTTGGTGCATTTAATGCTTTTAGTCCTGTTAAGTTTAGTGATGAAGTAAGACCTTATATGCAGTTTTTACATGATATTAAATACGGAGGACTTGGTGCTTTTAAATATGATAGCACAGGATCTTACGAATGGACTGCTGAAGATCAGGAAAAGATATATAGAATTATTGGTTCCATGGGTCTTGAAAAAGAGATCATAAGAATTTCAAACAGAAAAGATAACCAGACTATAATTAAAGAGTTAAAAGATCTAAGAAATGAATATCATCCCGGTAATGACGTAATTAAGTTAAAAGCTAGGTTGAGTCCTGTTCATAGAGAGTTAGATTTATTAATTAACAATGCTATAAAAGTAGCTGAACTAGAATATCTTAGAGATAAACCACTCATACAACAAGCTATTGTTAATGCACAATTAGCTAAAAATAGAATGAAGGAAGGCGACATAGAAGGTGCAGCTGAACTTCAGAAAAAAGACGCCCAAATTAAAAATCTTATACAACACGGTAACTAACTTATGAGTGCTGTTATACAAAACGAATACACACAGACGGACACAACAACTGTCCTTCGATCATTTACATTCCCATATCTTAAGACCTCGGACATAAAAGTAAGTCTCGATGGTGTGGAAACTACAGCTTTTACATTAGCTAATGCAACCACAATACAATTTAATACTGCTCCTAATAACGGAGCCAAAATCAAAATATTTAGAGAAACCAGTGTAGACAATTTAACAGCAACATTTTATGCTGGATCAGCTATCAAGTCAGAAGACCTTAATGACAACTTTACACAGAACTTGTATAAAACACAAGAGGTGGGAGCTCGTGCGATAAGTGCTCTTGGTGGTACAATGACTGGTAATCTGACTTTAGATACACAGGCAGATCTAGTATTTGAAGGTGCAACAGCAGATGCACATGAAACTACTATTAAAGTTGTAGATCCTACAGCAGATCGTACAATTACATTTCCTAACGTAACAGGTACTGTTGTCACTACAGGTGACACCGGTACAGTTGCTACAAACATGATTGCAACCGATGCAGTTACAACAGCCAAAATATTGGATAACAATGTAACTCTGGCTAAGTTAGGTAGTGGTGCATTACCTACAGATATTACAGTTAATAGTAGCAACATAGTTAACGGATCAATTCAAACAGCTGATATAGGCGGAGACCAGATAACAAATGCTCTTATAGCTGACGATCAGTTAGACTCTGAACATTATATAGATGGGTCAATAGATAATCAACATATTGCAGATTTAACTATACAAGGTGGTAAGTTAGCTAATGGCACTGTTACAGATACACAAATAGCTACAGGTACTCTAGATAATAGATACTATACTGAAACTGAACTTGATGCTGGACAACTAGATAATAGATATTATACAGAAACTGAAGCTGAAGCTAGATTTTTAAGACAAGATTCTTCAGAGACTATTTCTAGTGGAGACACTTGGTCTGGTCTGGATTCTAAGGTAGCTACTACTGCTGCTATAGATTTACGTATTATTGACCTTGTTGATGACGTAGGTGGTTTTGTAGCTATTGCTAATGAAACATCATTTCCTACAGCTAACCCTGATGTCAATAATGGTGCTGGTACTATTGTATCTATCAAGTCAGTTACATCTGCACGTACACCTAGCAGCGGAACTGTAACAATATCAAATGGTTCTGGTAGCAACACTGTTACTATTACAGGTGTAACAAGTACCCTGCCTGCTGGTTATGGAGTTCTTGTAGAAACAACTTCTACATTACATACTTACACATTTCATAGATTAACACCTAAAGCTACAGAAGTTTCTACTGTAGCGGCTAATGCTGTTGCAATATCAGCAGCTGGTAATAATGTAACTGATATAAATAATTTTGTAGATCTTTACCAAATAAGCACTTCTGCACCTACAGCTAGAGCTGATAGTTCATCATTACAAAATGGTGACTTATGGTTTGATAGTTCATCTAATAAAGTTTTGATGATATATGATGGTAGTTCTGGAGACGGATTTACTGCTGCCACACCTAACGCATCTGACTTAGTTAATATAAATATTGTAGCTGGACAGTTAGTATATCAAGAAGATTTAGGTCTTATAACTAACGCTATAAATACTGGGTCTGGAAACAACTCTGTTAATACAGTTGCTACAAATATAAATAATGTAAACACAGTTGCTAATGATTTAAACGAAGGTACATCTGAAATAGAAACAGTTGGAACAAATATTGCTAACGTAAATAATGTTGGTAATAGTATTTCTAATGTAAATACAGTAGCAGGGTCTATATCTAACGTCAATGCTGTAGCCGGCAATGCAACAAATATTAACAACGTAGCTGCTGACGCTACTGATATAGGAGCTGTAGCTGGTAAAGCCACAGAAATAGGAAGACTTGGTACTGCTGATGCGGTAGCTGACTTAGCTATTCTTGGTACTACAGATGCTGTAAGTGACATGAATACACTAGCTACTTCTGCAATCGTATCTGATATGGATACACTAGCAGACATATCAAGTAACATAACAACTGTTGCTGGTATATCGTCTAATGTTACAGCTGTCGCTGGTAACGCAACTAATATAAATGCTGTACAAGCTAACGCAACAAACATAAATGCAGTAGCTGGTAACAACAGTAATATTACTGCTGTAGCTGGTAACGCATCTAACATTAATAGTGCAGTCAGCAATGCAAGCAACATTAACAGTGCGGTCAGCAATGCAACAAATATCAATACCGTTGCTGCATCAATAGGTGATGTAAACAGATATGCTGCGGAATATGTTATCCAAAGTGGTACACCATCTAGTCCTAGCACTGGAGATCTTTGGTACAATAGTACATCAAACGTTCTTAACTATTATAATGGGAGTGCGTTTGTAGGTATATCTCCCGGTATAGCTGGTTTAATCAACGATGCTAGCCCTGCACTTGCAAATCATCTTGACTGTAATGACAAAAATCTAACCGAGGTTGGTACAGTCAGTGGTAACAATTTACAAATAGACTTCGGATCAATAGCATAATGGCAAAATTATTAAAATTAAGACGTGGTACAACTACGCAACATGGTAGCTTTACCGGAGCCGAAGGCGAAGTTACTATTGACACAACAAAAGATACAGCCGTCGTACATGACGGTTCTACACAAGGAGGTAGACCACTTTTAAGAGAAGATGTGTCTAACCTTCCTGACCAATCTATTCAATTAAATCATTTACCTCACGGTACAAGTAGTAACAACGGCAAGTTTCTACGAGCAAACAACGGAGCAGATCCTACATATGAAGTAGTAAATACAGATCTAGTTGCTGACACATCACCACAGCTAGGTGGTGACTTAGCAAGTAATGGTAACGATATTCTTCTAGCCGATAATGACTTTTTAAAAGTTGGTACTGGTAATGATCTTACCTTGTCGCATAATGGTACAAATTCTTTCATCAGTAACAACACAGGAGAATTACAATTCCAAGCCGATGATTTTAGATTCTATACTTCTGGTGCTTCTGAAACTCACGCTAAATTTATAAACAATGGAGCCGTAGAGCTATATCATAACAATGTTAAAAAGTTTGAGACAGTTTCAGGTGGTGCTACGATCACAGGAACTTGCACAGCAACAGCTTTTGCAGGAGATGGTTCTTCTTTAACAGGAATATCGGCTGGAGCAACAGGTGGTGGATCTGATGAAATTTTCTACGAAAATGGTCAGAATGTAACGACTGACTATACTATTACTAACGGCAAAAATGCTATGTCTGCTGGTCCGATCACTATAGATAGCGGTGTTACTGTTACTGTAGGAGCAGGAGAAACTCTTACTATCGTCTGATTTATGAAAGCTATTATTGAAAAACAGTTAGTTCAATGGAAAGAAGAACTAGCAAAACACGTTGAAACTAGAAATCAAGCACAAAAAGTATTAGAAGATGAAACAAAAACTATTTTACTGATTGAGGGTGGGATACAGGCGAAGGAGATGTTGTTGAAGAAGATCGAGCAAGAATCCCTGCCAACAGGTACAGTGGAGCTAACCCAAG